AATGACTTCTCATGCTATCTTTAAATCTTTGATAACGAGATAATGGTCTTATATTACCATAGAAATTAATATAATGTAGATTACCGTGATGTTTAAACATTAATGCAGCAGGAGGAACATGAGTAACAATATCATTGCAATTAACAAAACGATGATGCTCGACGTCCATTGCATTAACATAATCATGATCACCTAGGCGAGGACTACCAAAAGTAAATAATTTAATATCATCACCTAGCTTAAGCCAATTCAACTCTTGTGCAACGTAAGTTGCCATTGCAGCACCTAAACTATGTCCTGTGATGAATATTTTTCTGCCTTTAAGATTGACTTTCACAAACTCGATCACTTGATCATACAATTTACGAGCTTCTCTACGAAATCCTTCGTGTACTTTTCCAGGGCCGTTCTTTTTGGGAATACTATCTAAATCTGCTGCTAAGTCGTTTATGTGAGTTGGTTCAGTGCCTCTAAATGTAATAATCATTTCGTCTTCTGAACAAACTACGTGCCCTTGAGCACCGTCTTTATCTAGAAATTTGTAATTTTTAGTAAATCCATATTCAGCAAATAGTGCTGAACAATCATCGTTGTAAGCAGCTTGAGCAAAGCAAGCCATAGCATGTGAAAGTTCTGGGAGAGAAAGTTGTGTTAGGCTCATTGTTTTACCCCTAGTTGATTCAGTATTTATTCAGTTGACAGCTATGTGCTCTATGCTACTATACAAAGTGGTCATATACAGGGAGCTTGCAGCATGTTTAATGTAACATCTTTTGCAATCAAATACCCTAAACATAGCCCTAAGTATGAGGGTAAGTCTCTTTACAGCAACATAAAAGCAACAGAAAAATGGATAGAGTATAGCTTAGACATTACAGAGATGACCAAATTACTTACAAATGCAACCCGTGAGGAAAGGTATGTATTGCTTGCAGCAATGCAAATTGCAGAACGTAAGCGTGACTATATGTATAAGCACCCCAATTTTAACTTGCAAACAGCTACTTTTGAGTTCAAACGTGCAAAACGCTTGCTAAAAATCTAACAAAAACAAGGGGTTAGCAGCAATGTTAGCCCCTTTTGTAACTGAAAATGTTACAAAATTTTGGTTGACGGATCCTCATTTGGGCGTATTATAGTAATATGATACAGAGAAAGAAGCGGTCTGACCGCACCCACATCATCTACCAGATCACAGTAGGGCGCAAGCTTTACATTGGGGTGACTGCTAAGACGCAGAGCACGGTTCTTAAGAGTGTGCGTTCTCGCATTGCCAAGCACTTTTATCGTGCCCAAACGGAAGGGCTTAACTGGTTGCTGTGTAACGAGCTTCGTAAGCTTGATTGCAAAGAAGATATCCAGTTTGAAGTTGTTGCTACTATGCGTGGTAAGTCCGCTGCTCATAACTACGAGCGTGAGCTTATCCACAAGCTTAAGCCCAAGCTTAACACTGATATCAGGGGTTGACAGTACCTAATATGGTGCTAATATGTTAATACAAACAAAGGAGCCAAGCATGACCAATGTTGTCCACGTAAACTTTGCTGAACGTCGTGCGTTTCTTAATGCTAAGGAAAGCTATCTGCACTGTGTCGCTGCCAACTTGGATGAGATGGATTTCCAAGACTTTGTTGAAGCAGTCAATGATAAAACAGGTGACTTCTATCAAACTTTAGACATGGACATGAAAGATCTTGTTGACGGATTCTTCCAACAAGTAGGTTGACACAATAGCATACGATGCTATTATATAAATGTAATCCAAACTAACAAGGTACAAAATGGCTAATGTGCTTATTAAGTCGGGAACATATCGTAATGCTCCCATCGTCAACATGTCGTTCCCCCTTGTGCGGGACTATCAAGAAGGTGCTAAGGGAGGTTATGTGACAGTAGATGGTACAGCAATGGGTCGTGATCGTATCCGCATTACAGTTGAGCCTGATCAGTATGAGATTGATGGACAGGTCACTGCTCCTATCGTTGCTGCTAAGGTAGAGGAAAGCGACGAAGCAGTTATGGAACGTATCAGCGAACGTTTCGACATTATGGATTCAATGACGCAGGCAGTTGTCGATGGTGTTGTGCGTAGTATGATTGTTGTTGGACCCCCGGGTGTTGGCAAGAGCTTCAATGTTGTTAAGAAACTTGAAGAAGCTAATCTCTTCAATACTATTGCCGGCGACATTCGTTATGAAGTTGTTAAGGGTGCTACTACTGCATTGGGCCTGTATGCCAAACTTTATGAATATAGCCGCGAGGGCGATGTACTTGTGTTTGATGACTGTGATAGCATTTTGATGGACGAGTTGAGTCTCAACATTCTTAAGGCAGCGTTGGACACTAACAAGAAGCGTACCATTCACTGGAACAGTGACAGCAAGCTTCTCCAGCGGGAAGGTATCCCTAACAAGTTTGACTTTAAGGGTGCTTGCATCTTTATTACTAACATCAAGTTTGACAGCATCCGTAGCACTAAGCTTCGTGACCATTTGAGTGCTCTCGAATCTCGTTCGCATTACATTGACCTTAGCATGAATACTATGCGTGACAAAATGTTGCGTATTAAGCAGATTGCTCGTAGTGGTGAGCTGTTTAAGGGTTACAATTTTCAGAATGATGAAGAGCAGGAAATTTTAAACTTTATGGAAGAATGCCAAGGTCGTTTGCGTGAGATGAGCTTGCGTTGTGCTGTTAAGCTTGCTGATCTGCGTAAGACTATGCCTATGAACTGGAAGCGTACTGCTGAGGTTACGCTGATGAAGAACGCTTTCTGAGGAGTGCCAAAATGCAAAAGCTCACTGATATCGTCACAGCATCTAGCTATGTTGTTCAACGTATGGGTAAAGGTTATGCAG